ACTGAGAGAGATCATTGCTGAGCGGCGAACGCCACCAACGATGACTGACTGAGCAATCTTGCAGCAAATGTCGTGACACTCAAGCGGTGTGAGTCTTCGTCCCTGAGCCTTATAGAATGTCTGAACGACAAAGCGGAATACTTCCTCAAGCGGGGCAGGACCACTTGCGCGTCCTCCGAAAGTCTTGAGTCTTTCTCCAGCCTTGCGAATCTTGCTAGTGTCCCACTTGAGGTGAACACCCATGTAAAGATTCTTGATTAGGTAATGAAGAGAGTCACACCAACCTTCGCGGCTGTCATCGACTGTCATTACCTGATCGAACATCTTGTGTATTGTGGGGATGGTGGGAAGCTTGTCGGTGCATCTGCGCTCAACAGTATAACCAACACCAGTACCACACATTAGAATGTACATTAGATTTGAGAATGATCGTGGTGAATCAATCTCAAGATAAGAGCAATTGTAGAGGGCTGTATGGTCGCGGTCCAGAGCTGGTCCTGCGGTCATAAGCCCACGCATTGAGGGTAGAACCTCAAGGTTTAGAATTGCATCACGAACATCTGGTCGTGAAGCTAGGGCAGGAACCTTGGTCGTAAAGTAATTCCACCAACGATCCACGGTTTCATCCCAAGTCTCACGGCGAGATTCAGAATCCATCCATCGGCTATACCGAGAGATGGCAATAAAGTTTTGAAATGTATCCATATCTGTCCTTCTTAAACGGCTAGCTTTTTATAAACCTGTACTTCCAAAACCACCAGTTCCTCTTGTAGTCTCTGGTAGTTTATCGACAGAGATGAATGGGAATTGAGTAACAGGGAGGAAAACAATTTGTGCAACACGATCACCCTTAGTTAGTACGACAGTCTCATATGAGTTGTTTACTAGGGCAACCATAATTTCCCCTCGGTAATCAGAGTCGATCACACCAACTGAGTTTCTCAAGGTAATACCCTTGGAAGCTAAGCCAGACCGTGGGAATACAAGACCAACATAGCCTTCTGGAATAGCCAAAGACACACCAGTAGCAACAAGGTAGCTAGCACCGGGCAACAGAGTAATATCTGTTACGATTTTTAAGTCGGCCCCAGCTGATCCTTTAGTCTTATACTCTGGTTTACAATAGTCAGTATGGAGAACCATAGAGATACTGTCTGGTCTATGGATATAAGTAGAAGTATTGTAATTATTGTTATCAGCATAGACAGCTGAGCTAGTATCGTAGCAAGTAACTTTAGTATCCATTAGTATCTCCTTTGGTTTATTCTTCAGTAGCCCCAACTATTGGGCAGTATAGTTTAATCTGCTTGGTCTTCTTGTCGTACTCGCCATCCCGTAGGATGCGAACGCACCTAGCCATAGATAAACAATACTCATAATTATATTTAGTGCCATCCTGTGGCTTGGCTTGGTCATAAGCCGCCAATACAGCAGCGGTCCAGTTCCGGGGGTGGATATACTTAAGCCACTTCTCGGCCTTGGCTGGCCCCCACTTCCAGATACCGGGGATGTTATCTGTGGTATCCCCGGTAATCCACTGCTTGTGGAAATTCAGGTCTGCGATATACTCATCCACAATATCTGGTGTGTGTTCCTTGTCTGGATTCCAGTGCCAACCGGGTACGGATCTAAGATCCTTGTCGATTGTCACGGCAATACCTTTGCCAGAGGAGGCCATGATACCCATGATATCATCAGCCTCCAGCCTAGGTACTGTTAGGATGTCATGCTGATGGATCAGCTCCAGAGCATAGTCCATGCTATCTGGAGTCTGCTTACGGACATCTCGGTGGGCCTTATAAGCTTCCCAGAAGTCTCGTCTGTAATTATCCTTGCGGCTGCAGGACATGGCAATATAGGTCTTGGTCATACCAGCTGGAGTCCAAGCTTTGATGTCATGCTCAAGCCTTTCCTCTAGGTATTCCACACCTTCTTGGTCTGCCCAGAAAGCAGCACGATAACATAGGATATCTCCATCAAGTACAGCAACATCAGGTCTTTCCATCATTCTTGTCTCCTAGAATTATATCCAGTATATGTTGAACTACTCTTTCTGCATCGGGATCACGGTCTTCTCTTGAGGCAATGCACATCTCACAGGTGCAGAGGTTGCCAACCAATCCTTCTGATAGGATATGAAACCACTCCTCAAACTTTTCAGTGACCTTGTTCTTGTACTGACGCTCTGAATATTCATTACGAATAACATAATCAAAAACCTCAGTGTAGTTCTTATCTTGACCGTCGATTGCATTAGCCATTGCTTCAGATTCATGCTCACGCCATTCTGCTTTTTCTTCTGGTAACTCTCTTTTACCTGAAGAGACAAACACCGTGAGAGCTTTTAACTCTCGGGCAGCAGCAACCTCATTCATGTATCGACAGTCATCAACAATGATTGCCTTCTCATGCCAAGTATCAGGCTCTTCAGCCAAAGCCTTTTGCTCCTGCTCATACATGAACTTGATCTTTTCCTTGAACTTCTTTACCCAGAAATCCTCGTCTTCCTTTCGGGCTTCAGATCCAAGGGTCTGGCAGAAAGCGCGATACTCTTCGGGATTCTTATCCTTGGAATAACCACGCTTCTCTGCTTCATCCTTGAGTGCCTGAGCAAAGGGTAGGATTACAGGAGTATAGCCTTCGTTGTAGGCATACTCACTTAGCCATTTGGCTAGAGTAGTCTTCCCCACTCTGGCTTTTCCACCGATCATTATTAGTAGCATGAAGTTCCTCCCATAATTCTTTTGGTGTAAATAAAGTTGGAACATCCAACCCCTTGAACTTTAGATAATCGCAAATAAAAGTAATACAACTAGCTGGTTTTTTCATTCCAAAGAATCTTCCAATTACCATGTAAAAAATCATAACAAAAGAATTGGGAGAGGGATATTTATTTGCAAACATTAAATCATCCCCAGAAAAATCTAAAAGACCTACAGAATATTCGTAGTATTTTATGGCTCTTTTTGATTTTAAAATTTCTGGTCTTATTACTTTTAGTTTACCACAATCTGTTACAACTAAAGCAATGGCTGGGTTTGTATCAAACTCAAGATGAGCATGAGTGTGACGGCTAAAAGATAGTAAACGAACGGCTTGGTAACGCCACCCTTGTAGGTTTTTGAAAGCATAGAAACAAATTTTAGCATTAACTTTCATAGAAAATTGGCATCCCTAAATATGTTGCGAGTGAATGCTCAACTCTAGCTCCTTCGGAATGCTCCCATCCATGTAGCATTACCATAGCGTTGCAGTTTAGAATTGCATTCAAGTCCCTCTTCATGCATGAACGGAGGTGTTCTTTAGAATCTTCAGCTGTTGATGGATCGAATCCTTCGTCCTCATCCATACGAGCTGGGTTATAAATCTTCTCAATCATTGGGTTCTTTACCCACTTCTTTTCTGCCTTATAAAAAGCATCAAAGTTATGATTCGGATATCCCCTCATTGGACCAGCAATGTACATAGTAAGTGAACTCATATTACTCCTTAGTGTGTCTCTGCCCAATTAGTACCTACACGATACTCGGCATCAATACGAATGTTAAGTTTAAGCATTTCTCCAGCAGTCGTTGCTGCCTGTGTAACTGCCTTGCCGAAACTATCGGCACAAGACTTGGGACAAGAGTACTGCAATTCGTCATGGATGTAGGCAAGCTGGCTTGCCCTGTGTTGAGCAGCAGCCTTGCTAGCCTCAGCCATCCAGTACTTCGATACGACCGCGCCTGAGCCTTGCAGGAGCGTGTTCAAGGCAGCGTGTTCGCTGCGGACGGGAACCTGTCTACCGTCTGGCAGACGAACCTTTCCTGTCTTGACTGTCTCAAACCTGACGGCATCCTGTACCTTGGCAAGTGCGGGGATTTCCTTCTGGAAACGCTCACGCAACTTACGAGCAGCATCAACGGAGCAGTCGCATACCATAGCAATCTTCTTGTCTCCTGCGCCATATAGATAAGCGTAGATGAATGATTTGGCAAGTGATCTAGTCGCAAGACCCGCAGCTTGTTGATTGTGTGTATGGATGTCTCCGGTAAGGAGAACCTTGGCATACTCGCCGTTGTCATACTTAGCCATGAAGTGAGCAAGCATACGCAGCTCAAGACCTGACAAGTCAGCACCGACAACGACATCTCCGGGATCTGCAATCCATAACTCTCTTGCACGATGGTCGCCACTTACCTGAGCAATGTTGGGCTGACTGTGTGTGCAACGACCAGTAGCAGCACCCTGAGCATTGATGCCACCGTGAATGCGGTGATCTCTGCTTGTGTTTGCTCTGGTGTTCCAATCCTCAACCATACCCATAAGCTTGACATTGTTGAAATACTCAGTCAGCTTCTTTGCCTCGGGATAATCAAGAGTAGCAAGCACTGCTTCGTCTACCTTTGGATTGCCCTTGTCGGTCAGGGGTGGCTCCCATCCATACTTTTCGTTAAGACGGGAGGCAATCTGCTGTCGGCTACCGGGATTGAAAGTCTCAATCTTGTCCTTCAGACGCTTGCCTGTCTTTTCCGAATGACGGATAATAAGTTTGTCAGGAAAGATCTGACGCATTTCGTCTTCAATGCCAAGCTTCTCCAGCATAAGGTCTTGATACAGATTCTCTCCTGCATCACGGTCGTAATTAAATCCATGTTCTACTTGCTCCATTAGTATCTCGGACACTCGGCTCTCAAAGCGAACCAAGTCCTTGTTCTTCGCAATGAATGGCTTCTGTGCATTGTAGATTGCCATACCTAGTCTGGCATCCTGCAAGCAGTAAGTACCCATCTCATCTGAGTACTGCGCCCATCCACCTGTATAATCCATCTTAGGGAACTTAAGATACTTGCCCCAAGAAGCCAGAGAGTTGTCACCTAGCGGGTGATTGTTGATGTCTGGATGCATCAACTTGCTGATAACGAGCGTATCAACAATGCACTTCGGTCGCGCCATCCCGTACAGTCTACGCATTACGGGAAAATCGTAGCCCCAGATATTGTGTCCGATAATCACGGGCATCTCACTGAGGTACTTGATCAGATCTTTCATCTGATGTTCTAGCCAAAGGATCGGGTCTTCGTCATTGACCTTGGTAGCGGCGCATAGAACTCTAGTCGCTTCTGTATATGGCTTACCCTTGCTATCAAGGACAAGCTCACCCAATCCGTTACCTTCGATGTCAAGGACGCATACCTTCATTTAGTTCTCCTCTGGTTCAAAGACTAGTGAGCCATCCTCAGCAACGGCAAAACCGATCTCCTTGAGGCGACCAGTAGTATGATCATAAAACAGCGTAGCAGCAATACCCGCCCGACCTGTCAGGCGATTCTTGAGTACGCGAACAATTGTAGTATTGGCAATCTTGTGGTCTGCATTCTGACGATCACGCTCAAGGGCAACGACTGTGTTAGGTACACTAGCCAAAGCACCGGAGCCTCGTAGATCCTGCAGAGTAATGCGGTCGCCTTCTTCATATGCTTTCTCCGACTTCTTCAGTTGAGATACGATGTCGATATGCACACCTGTACGAACAGCCAACGCTCTTAGTTCCTTCATCAAGGTGTCGATAATGATTCGCTCTGAACCACCACCCTCAATATCCTTGTCCTGCATTCCCATAAGACCAGCCGCAGCAGCGGTGATGTGATCAAGCACGATTACCTGAACACCAAGAGACACAGCCATGAACTCCATACGAGCAAGCAGATTCTGCATGGCGTTATTGCCAAGGTGATCATAGATGTAGAAGCTAGTCTCGCTAAGCTTGCGCTTGGCAGTGTAGTATTCTTCATCAGTTAGATCATCAATCATCTGCATATTGATGGGATTCTTTCCCATCTGCACACGGAGGTCATTCATCATGCGACAGGCACGAATGGCACGGACAGGCTTGTTAAGCATGAGGCTGATCATGTCATCCATTGTCTCCTGTGGAGACTCCTCAAGCATGATGCAGCCTACGCTGCGACCTTCGGAAAGGTGGTGCATCATCAGCTCACGCAGGATAGTAGACTTGCCTGAGCCTGTGCCAGATGCCCATAGGGTAATCTCGCCACCACGCTGCCCGATGAGAAACTCGGAGAGTCCATCATAGGGGAAGGGATAAACCTTCGTAGCAGTGATTGTCTCGGATGTATCCACGATCTTTGAGATATGTAGGATCTCATCCGGAGAGTACTGGTGCGCTTCCCAGATAGCGGATACAAGCTGCTTGGTCTGGGCATTGACGAGACACTCATTGGCATCCTTGTAGGGAAGCTTGGCAATCTTGCACTTGCCCGGAGGCAACAGCTCAGCCACTTCGTTAGCAGCCTTGATACCCGGATCATCCATGTCAAAGCAAAGGACAACCTCTGCATATGAATTGATGAACTCAAGATTATCTCGGATAGACTTGGCAGCAGACTGTGCTCCATTGGGAATAGATACGACAGGCCATGTACCGCCAAGTACCTGATTGACAGTCATGCAGTCGATCTCACCCTCGGTAATGACCAGACGCTTGCCACCATTCTTCCATAGGTTCTGTCCAAAAAGCTCAGCACCCTTTGCCGATCCTTTCCAAGCAAACTGCTTGTTAGGACCACGGAGATGCTGACCTAGTAACTCGCCATTCTGATAGTAGTTGGCGACATGAACCTCCTTGCCATTGACCTTGGCTACCTGATAGCCATAGAGTCGGCAAGTCTTTTCCGTAATACCACGATCCTCAAGATCAATGTAAGAGCCAGCGATAGGCTTGAACTCCTTAGTCTGTATCGTAGTTGTTTCATCTAGCATCTCTTTTCCTTTTGTGTTACGGTGATAATTGCACTTGAAACAATATACATGGTCATCATAGACCGCGAGATTGTCTCCGCTGCGATCTTCACCTTTAGATGTACAGCGGGGGCATTCGGTTTTCTTTTGGAACAGACTCATTCATCACCAGTTCTCTTCGTTATAGGTAACACCCTTGCTTACTGCAATGGTGCGAACAATCTTTAGGAGCAGCTCATCAGACATACTAAAAGCAACAACCGGAGTATCCTCACGGGTACGGAAACCGTCAGTATGCGGAGTCTCGGAGATAATAAAGTATGCAGTAGGAGACTCAGTTGGAAACTCAATCTTCATATAGAGCTGCTTAGATGGTTGGCAATCGCCACCACCAATAATCTCTGGACCACCACCAACAGGGA